CTATTGCAGCCGGTGGGGTGACCGACTAAATCAGCAGAGGTGAATGAACCGGAGGTTCGTTCATAACGGAGGCTGGGTGCCACGTGGGAGTGATGGTCTGCAGGTGCGCCTCAAGCGCTTCCTGCTCGTCCGGCGTGACGCCGAACGCGAGCCAGTAGCTGTACCTAGCTACTGAAGGGATCTGGGAGTACTCGCGGCTCATGCCACGCGCAAACCGCATGAAGCCAGTCTCCAGCGTAAGGTCGTTTGTCAACGCCTTGCCGGTGGCCCCACGCATGAACGCAGCATAAAACTCCTGCTGGATTGGCACCCCACCAGTGAGCGCCATCCCAGCCTGGCCGACCGCTAGTCGCCACTTATCGAACACCCCTGGCGAATCCAGCGGCTTCAATGATACGCAGTCCTTAGCCATAGCGTGGCGGTGCTTGCGTACCATGAGCCAGCCGTTGCCCGTGTTCAGAGGGTGTGATTGGCAGAACTCCACCTTCTCCAGGTCCCTGACCGGCTCCTCGACCTTCATGGTAAACCCCAACCTCCGAAACCACTGCTTCATGCCTGCCAAGTCGAACTTCTCCAGGTCATCCTCCTCCATGATGACCACACAGTCGTCACCGTTGTTGGCAAGTTCGCAACGAACCCCAACCTTCTTGGCCCAAGTCCAGACCATTGCGCTCATCAGCGTGCAGTTGCCCAGCCCGGTATTCATGTCGCCGGAGAACCTCATGCCATCGACGGTGTACTTGACACACCCATCTTTGGCCCTGGCGCGACACTTTGTCCGCAGCTGCCACCGCAGCAGGGTCCGGAGGCGCTCCCTGTCATTCCCACGAAAGAACTCCAGATAGCGCTCATGCTCCCAGCGTAGTGCCTCAGAAGACACGTGCTGGTCGAACCGGCTGGCGTCCAGGCCCACTCCCACAGGCCTCTTGAACAAACGCCATTTCCCTGCCATGATCCCACCTACCTGTCGAGCATTGTAGCCCTTCAGGACGGTCTTGTTGCCCCAAACCTCATCGACTGCGTGGTAAACCTGGTGCTCGATCTTCTTGACGAAGACCCCTACCTCAACGTTGTACCGCGGGCTCCTCGGGTGGATCAGCCGCGGCGCTGGGTCTCTCTTGGCGTAAAATGGGATCTTCTCCGCCTTAAGAAAGCTGGAAGAGCTGGCGTCCCGGTGTGTTACCGGCTCGGACCGCAAGCTATCGGCAGCCGCCTGGTATATGGTGGCACGACGACCCTCGTATGTGTCCACGAATTGCTCGTGGCTCCACGGGGTGGTCACTACCACGTGTTTCCCAAACTGCCGCGCGAAAGGCGCTAGCTCCTCAGCAAAGACCCCGGGATCCGGACGGGGGGGTTTACCAAGCCCTCCCTCCGTTTCGACGGCGAATACACGCTCGTTGATCCCACGTATGAGGTTGACAAGGTTGTTGTTGTGGACCCCAAACCTCAGAGGTGGGGACAAGCAGGAAACCCTGTAAATCCTGCGCTCGACTTGCCCACGGGCAGCCCACCGCTGCACGGCCAACCGGGCCCAAGGCACCAATCTCTTGGTGCCAGTGGTGACCCCGTCGCATCGGTGCAGGCTGTCCTAGGCCGCAGGCTGGCCCGTGTACACGACACGGGAACGCAGCCACCCCAGCGGCCCCTTCCCTGGGACTTTCGTGTAGTACGTTGCGTCATGGGCCTCGCGTGCCTCCACAGCGGCTTGGCTGGCATAAACCTGCTTCGCCTCAATGTCGGCGTGCGTGGGGATGAACGTGAGGGACACTGCCAGCGGTGCGACTGCGGCAATGTGGGATGGGCGCATGCCCACCTCCTGAAGGTAGTCACGAACCAACCTTGATACCACCAAGACGTTCGCCTCGGAGTACTTCGGCAGCCCGAGCTTCGCCTTGGCATAGCTTGCCGCTCGCTTCGCTGCAGCTTGCCTGCCACGCTTGACGTGCACGTATGCGAGAAGACCGTGGCCGCCCTCCTTCACGG